CCAAACTTTTCTTTAACGTTATAATCTTGAAAGCGTCTAACTGAGCTGTCAATCAGAAAACGTATTAATTGAGCAAGTTGATTAGCTTCTGGTAGTCGTTTATAAGTCCAAACACATGTTCGCAACACTCTATACGTAAACTTTTCAGTTAACGAATAGCTTTCGCCGTCACGAGTAACTCGTGTGTACTTGATCGGGCGAAACGCCTGGCATCGTTCTTTTAACGGTTTCATACAAATAAATCGTTAGTTGCTGGAACAAACACATTAAAACTATTTTTAGGAAACTTAAACTTAGCTCCTTTGTTAGCAGCCCACGCCTGACGCATTTGGTACCAAAAGAACGCAGTACCGGTTGGCGTATTCTTCAAGTTCTTGGGTGCAGCAGGCCATAAGTGTTGCGGCAAGGTGCTGTGTGCTTGGTTGTACGAATTCAAATTAGCACGATACACCTGTTCCCAATATGGACCATTTGAATCAAAGTTTGCATCAAATAAATCAATGCATAATGCTGCCATTTCTTCAAGTTCGTCATCTGTGTAGACGATTTGATTTTGTTCACACATGTTAAGGAATTCAATAATAATCGGAATTTCCTTAGAATTAATCGCACGTTGTTGACTTGCAACAATAAACGAACCATATACACAGAATTGACGCACTACCTCAACTGAAGCAGCATGTAATTCGTTTAAGCGACCAATGGCTCCAATTTGATCAGTGTCGTTAAATTTCTCAGCAGTAATAAACATACCTGCTGCTTGAACATACTGTTGTTTCTGCCAGGCAGCTACCCATTCAGGATCAGTTGCTTTGTCAACTTCAACACCATATATCATTTGTTGGAAAATGTCAATAATGTCTAGTGCCTTCTTACCAGCATTTTTACCTACAGTGGTATTCATGCTAATAAACATTTGACGTAAATCTGCACGACTAGTGATGTTATACAGATTTGCTGGTACGCGAGCATCATTGATGTCAATACCAAATGCATGTTCTGCAATCAACATTAGTGCAATAGCAGTATGCTGACTATCCAAAGCCCCGATTTTGTCACCAATAGCAAAACCTTGAATTGGTTGTGCCATATGAGGACGGAAATTTGTTATGATATGCAAGATCCATTTAAGATTAGGTTCTCGTTGCATAGTGGTATCAATCACAACATCGCCTAGACAAATATCTATAGCAGAACATAGTTTAAATACTGCACGATTGTTGAAGTCCTTGAGAATACCAGGATAGTTTCGTTTGAATGCCTTTATTGCTGTAGCAAGATTAGCATGCCAATTACGTTGAGCCTGATAAGGCAATGCCGCGATGACATCACTAAGACGTTGTCTAATTCCTACCAGGTGTGATTGTGTATTAGTGAAACGAGCGTTACGCTGACTTGCGTAGGTTGGTGCGGTTGTGACTGCGGATGCGACTGTAGATGTAGCCATTTTACTTCTCCTATATTAGTAGCCTTTACAACTTTTGGCCCCATGCCTTGGTTGTCTTTTGGCTAGCTTTAAAAATCAAATACAATTATATTACAAATTAAATTTTAATACAACCTTCAATTTAACCATTTTTAAATTACACGAATTGCAACTTTCTGATGCCGACTTACGTAACCAATGTACTCGTATTTGATTGCATTTTTAGCAACAAATTCTTGCCAGGCACGAAATTCATCCAGCTGCCAACCTGGGTAATTGAAGTATTCGTCAAACACAATCACAGTTCCGGGTACAATATTCTTTCGTAATGCAGTTAAAATAGTAACAGTACTAGAATACAAGTCACAGTCTACATGTAGCAATTGGATGGGTTGGTCCTTGACCTCCTTCTTGAAAGGTGGTAAGGTTTCATCAAACCAACCCACATGCAATTTGCAATTGTCACGTACCTTGGGTAAACCAGAACGCTTAAAGAATCCCTTGGGCATACGACTTGTCCAATCCTCAGGTAAACCTCGAAAGCTATCAAATCCATGCACTACCTGACGGTCAAATATTCTTGCAAAGTGATTCAAGGTTCTACCAGTAGCAACACCAAACTCTAATATCAAACCAGAACCAGTAGTTTGTGTTCTAGCTATCCAATCATGGAAGTCATAATCATTTGCAAAGTTTGGAACTGCTCGCATATGGTTAACAATATAGTCTGCAGTTGATTCACTGGCCAAACGTGTGGCAGTAAAGTCTGTGTCAATGACGTCTGTGTATAAGCCTAGTAATTTCTTTTGTGCATAACTTGGTTGCGGATAACGCAGCCACTCCTCAAAGCGATCTTTTAGTCTATAGAAAGTTTTAATCATGTTTGTATTATAACAATTAAACTGTACAAAGTCAACGGTATGTGATTAAATTGGTTAAACAAGTTTGCAAGTCGCCAGCATGTAAGGTCAACATAATTGCAGCCTGTTCATCAAACACATATATTTGGTCCATCTTCTTTACGTAATAAGGTGCTGGCATGGCACGTTCAAGTAATAGATAGTGTCCTGGCTTTATTTTTTCAACCAAGTTGATGGTGTGCGACTGGTATTCGTTTCTGGGTATGGCTGCTAGGCCGTATTTGGTTAAACGTAGACTATTTGGATTTAAGGGATTGAACCAGACAAGTTCTTTTGAGAACTGTGCAAGTGCGGGTATTTGTTGTTGCCAATGCGCTTGTGACACATTAGGCAGTGGGCTTTTTCTGTGTGAACACAGTTTCGCCTTGAGCAAGTAACACAACTTCAAACTTGTCGGTCTTGAACAGTGTGTTAAGTTTTTTGCAGAGATTGATAGCGTGGCCGCTGTTACTAAAAGAAACTTTTTTATACTTTGGTCCAGGATAGCTGACCAAGATATTGTGTGTCTTTAAGTTAATGGGTTTGGAGTCGTAGTAAACTGCCCAAATTCCTTCTGAATTTAGAATTTGGTCACTTTTGTAATTTGTTTTATTTACGTGCTCCAATAGCACGGTAGGTTTTGGTCTAGACATAGTCGAATTCCTAATACATTTATTTATCTCAATATCTGCGTATATTACTTAAAACCACCGCCATCCATGACAATATTTACACTTTCTCCTTGTCCACCACCAGTTTCTCCGCTGATTTGGGCAATGTGTGTGAGTAGTTCAAAGATGTCTGAATGTAGATTACGTGCTTCTGCTGCACTCAGTATAAGTTCTTTTTTCCCACTTTGATTTAGGGCACGTACTTTGTCGTTGAACATTCTTACGTGTATGCTTAGGTTACTGTCCATTTTGTTTCCTTAGTTCTTGTAACATTTCTTCCTGTGTGGCAAACGGTCCACGGAATGGATATCTGTTTAATGTGATAAGTTTAGGACAATATGCCTTGACCCAATGACTTTCAAATTGAACAATATAATATCCTGCACAGAAATAACTTTTACTTTTTGCTGCCTTGGTATAAACAGGCAGGCGTCTAGTCACATCATACAATTCATTATGCGGCTTGCTCTGTGTTGGATACCCATGTATGTCATTGCCCGCAGGCTTAGCTGACCTCTTGTTGACTTTGTCAAAGGTGATGTTATACTGTTTACTTAATAGTTTAATTGAATTAAATCGTTCTCTTTGATCATCGTGTACATAAACAAAACCGCCATCCTCGACGGCTTGAATAGTAGCCACTCGATGTCCTTGATCTTCTACAACCCAGAACTTGTTTTTAACTACCGGTTTTGCGATTCGGTCTGTCATATTAATCATGTTTGCTTTAGTTGGTGTTGCGTTATTATCTTGCCTAGTGCTCGATCAAAATCTTCTGTTTCAGGTATGATATATAAGTCCGATTGTTCACCATATCCACTCTTACCTATCTCAACAATATACCCACCTTGAGCACCATAGATGTTGATTGCAATTTTGTGATTGGGAAACTTTTTTGTGTTTCCTGTAACATCGCCCAAGGTGATTGGTGACATACCACCTTGTGACATATTGTATATGCCGCCTGATAATCCACTCATTGCTCACTCTTTTCTTGACATAATATCTTCATCATTTCCAACTGGTCGTGCAACTCTCGCAATCCAGGATGCTTTTTCATTAATGCTTCGAGTTCATCTTCTTCACGTTGTTTACGTACGGCCCAATCCACTGCTTGTCTTGCTAATGGTGACAAATCTACAGTTGGATGTGCTGTACCAATAGGCTGCCATCCCGTACCATCATACACTTCTAAATTATCCGTATTAGTATTGTATCTAACCATACCAGCACTTTGTGCGCCGGGACTGATACTTGGCCGATGTGCATAGCCGTCTGATACAACAATATGAGCTCCAGCGTTTATGCTTCTAATCATATCACTTCCGTCATTAATATTGCTGCAACAAAAGCAATAACTAGATAAGTCATTGCATGTAGCAACTGATCCAATCCCAACCATACCCAGTACCAGTGATCCTCGGGAGCTAATCTAACACTGGCACGTACCTTGACCCAATCAATGTGATAGTGTATGAACGCATCAAACAAGGCCAACATCAAGCAAGCCTGTGGTGTCAGGAAGTGCATTAGTATAACATAAGTCAAGGCAGCATGTAAACCTGCGTGTTCAAATCCACCAAGTCTACCATAGTGTCCTTTGTCTTTGAGCATACGTTGGGATTGCCAAACAAAATCCGCTAGGAAGTGCTTGACAAATAATAAACTAATTACTAACCATGTGGTCATTCTATTCCATATGTCTGTTTAAGGTCGAACACGACTTTTTTCAATGCTGCATTGTAGCCGTTTTCCCATTCAGTATGTTCTTCTGCAATAGTTCTTGCTTGGATAATTTCTATACAATCTTTAACTATTACTTCAGTTGCTGCTATCTGTTCAAATTCTGTTATCATTTTGGATACTCCGCACTTAAAAATTCACTATAGTTTGTTGCATGTTCACTAAGTTTATTAAGTTCATACTTGCCACAGAACTTGAGAAACTTGGTACCCACTTGTGCTACATTTTTTGGTACACTGCCTGTTGTGATAGTTTCAGCAATCTTTGCTTTAATTTCTTCAGGTTGTGCTTTCAAGTCAACTAGTACCACGTTGCGGTTGTAGTCGTCAATAACACGATGTTCCGCGCCTTCGTGATCGGTCCATCTTTGTAGCATAAGGTTGTTCCAGTTAAAACCCTTGCTGTTACGATCTTGATAAGCTTCAGTGAGTCCCACTTTGTTTTTGCTACCTTTAGTCCTGACTCCAGGATAGGCTGAGAAGATGTTATCAGTCGGATCACCTCGCACACATTTTTCAAACAGTATCCAAGATGGATCAGGTATGACTTTAGGCAGTTTAGTTTTTTTATCAATTACCGGTTTTCCTCTTTTGTCCATGATGCCTTCGAGTGTGTGGAGCTCGTCTGCAATGCCGTTATACTGGTTAACATTCGACGCCAATAACTGATGAAAGTCTGTATCACTGGAAACAATGGTGTGGTGATCATGCGGATGTGATTGTATCCACCCGGCCACCAAGTCGTCGGCTTCAAGTTCTGGGTGCTGAAGAACTGTGCAATTAGTTTTTTCACTAAGAAATAGTTTGAGGTCGTCAAAGGCTTCCCAAAATAAACGATCTTCCTCCGCCTCTGATTCCGTGAGGGCTGCACGAGCAACTGCACGATTAGCCTTGTAAGGCTTATAAAAGTCTTTGCGCCATGAACGACCTTCGAGGCAGAAGATGACGTGATCTGCTTTTTGCTCTCTCCACGCTTTATTAACCGAGCTAAGGGTAACATGAATAGCGAATCCTAATTTATCCCAGGTGTCCGATTGACGATGCGCTGAATGACGGGCACGAAAGAATGTGTTTGCGGTGTCTACGATTAGATATCTCATGTAGTAATAATAGCATATTATAACAATTGTGTCAAGCGGGGCATGAGGAAATCTGCCCATTTCGCATGTGCGTCTGCACCAAAATGATATGAATTGGGATTTACCGTTTGACATCCATTTTGTTTGAGCCACGTATAGTAAGTGGATTCTTCTGCGTATGGATCTATGTAATTGTCGCCCCACTCATATTGAGCTAAACCGTTTTGTCTAATATGGGAAAAACACGAGTAGGTGTTAAAGAACAGGTGCGGTATCGCCAAATCTTTGAGCATGTTATGGAATTGCCAGATACTTTCGTGTTGACGAATTTCATTTTCAGCATAACGATCCGCAGCGGCAACGACCCATTCTTTATACTTGAGCATTAAGTCATCTGGAACCATGTCCGTGCCACCTGCAGTCACTTGATAGTACTCGCCATTGTGTAACCATTCTTCACGTTCCCAAGTGGCCCAACCAATAATGATGGCATCTGGTGTGCCTTCATCTTTTAGATATTGATATGTGGTTCTAATGATTCTTGCATTGCTGCTAGCGGATTCAGCGTCAATGTGTAGTATGGCCTGTAGTTGGTTAGCAACATTGCAACCATAGCTGACAAGTTCGTTTGCCGGATGAGGTTGACGACCCAGTGCATAGTACAAACTGTCGTCTTGTGCAAATGCATAGGGAACAGCCGCTTCTGCGGCTGCACTGTGACTGTCACCATTTACATAAAGGATCAAGAGACCTCGCTACGTCCGTCGCCTAGGTCACGCTTTTGTATAATACGTGCTTCGGGTGCTTGATTGGCTTCCCACTGTTCATAATTTTCTGCAAGTACATTACGACAAATAGTTTGGAACCACTGATCAACTATTTGTGCATCATCACGACCTTTGTATCCTGCTTTGACCAAACGTGCCACAAAGACGTCATTCCAGTCCAGTTCAAATGCACCATTCTCTACATTGTCTGGATCTAGTTCCACACTGGTCACATTGATGTAGGGCTCGCCTCGCTTTGTGGCAGCATCCTTGGCACTGGCACTGACTTTGAGTTTAGGTGCTGCAGGCTTTGCTACTGTCTTTTTAGCTGCAGTTTTCTTTGCAGGTGGTTTCTTTGCCGCCATTAAGTTCCCCATTCATTCTTAAACAGTGGTACTTGTAATCTATCACTGTATCGTAATCCATGCTTCATTGCTAATAATGCCACATTACGATTGTTCATTGAATATACACTTTCAACACCACCAACTGGCATCAAGTACACAGGACCAACAAAACCTTCTGCTCTATATATCTTGGTAACTTCTAGTGCTTCCTCTGCATCCGCCTCGGTAGCAACAACAAATTTAAGATATGTATATCCAAAACGTTCATAGTCTACAACAATCTCTGGCTTGATGGCATCTTCACGCAGTTCGCCACTAGCACCTAGTTTAGCACTAACACTGAATGTCAATGCCGAGTAGCCTCTATGGT